TTTCCTATAACTTATAGCACTACAAATAATTCAGCTAATATAATCTGGGAGGCGCTGTACTAGCCGCCTCCCATTTTAATTAGTTCACCTTGAGGTGTCCTGTTGATTTAAGCTCAACGGTTCCAGCTCCAGTAAGCGTAGTAAGTCCTACTACGTTCTGAATCTTGGTTGTTGAAGCATCATCAGCAACACCAGCAGTTGCAGTGGTATTAAGGTTAGCATCAGCAGCGTATGAAGCTGCCGCCTTTCCTTGAATACCAGAACCTACTCCACCGCCGCCTACTCCACCAACCCATACCCAGAGGTACTCGTTGTCAGCAGCAGCTACTTGAGCTACGCCAACTTGAAGGTTGTTAGAACCAGCGTTTGTGGTTGTGAGTTCAGCAGCTTGGCCATCGTCAGAAATCTTAACGAAGGCGTACTGAGCTACCGCACCATCAGCTTGAACGAAGAGAAAATCTCCTTCCGGTGAAGAACCAACGTCTCCTACCTTTGCCGGAAGAGGAATAGAAACTCCATCCCAAACTTTGCTGTAATTAACTCCGAATGATCCTACCTGTGACATACTTTGTTCCTCCTACTTATTAAGCGTAAATTACAGCTTGAAGTGCAGGAGCAGCGCAGCAGAGGTTTCCTTCAACGATGATAACCGTGAAGAAAGCATCCTGATCAACTGGTCGAGCCATCTCTGGAGCGAGCGGCTTGAAGTCTGCACCACGAACCATATCAAACGTCCAGTACTTCGTGTTGAGAAGTCGGCAAGAATTGGTCTCAAGTACAGACGAGCCATATCCACCGTCAAACACGAAATCACAGCCGTCATAACTGAGAACTCGGAATCCACCTACAGCCTTCTTAGTTGGAGCTTGGATTCGCTGAATTGCAGTCAATGAGCTATGAAGGAACTTCCACGCAGTACGATCCATGAGGCCGAGGTCTGGTGTCTCATCGCCACGAGTAATCTGGCTGATGGCATCAGTAACGGTCTCTTGTACGTTCAACGCAGTAAGAGTAACGTTTACAGCAAGGTTGCGAGCGAAGGTATTCGACGAACGATCAATCTGACCATAAGTACCAGACGAAGGTGAGGTCGAAACCGCCTTCTTAATACCATCAAACTCAAGTCCACCGGAACCAGTTCCATCGCCACGAAGCGATGTAGAAACGGTGTTCTTGAGACGGCTGATAGCAGCCTTCATCTTCATCTCAGCAAGGTCAAGCAACTGAGCTTGATCTCGGTTAGCACGACGAGAACGTCCGTCGATTGCTACTGGCTCATAGCACTGCTTGATCGCGAATCGGAACGCTGTAGCATCCTCGATAGCATCAAGGTTGAACGAACTGAAACCAGAGTAGAACCCACCCTGAGCAGCGTCGTTATACATTACAGGCTTACGAAGTTCGTAGCCGCCGGAGAATTTACGAACAAGACCCTGCTCATCGAGGGACTTGAGGAGTGGATTGTGATGCAAAACCTCGTCTGCAATCGCATCGGATTGGTCGAACAAGGTTGCTACAATCGCTTCTTCTAAATTAGCCATTGTGGTTATCCTTTAAAATTACTTTCTCAGGATAACCTAAACTTTACTCGCCGCTCATTCGGCGTCTCAGGTTATCCCGAATATCTTTAACTTGTATCCTGGGAGTCCCTGTACCAGCGGAGCCAGATATAGTACGAGCAGCGGCTTTCGCCTTTTGTACTGCTGCTTGTTTTTGCTCTATCGCCGGTTTAACAGCCATCGCTTTATTGAGGCTGGAAAAGGTCGGATTGCCAGCAACGACATAATTATAGGCAGTCTCTAGGATCTCCTCTGGAGAGCTATAACGGCCTGTATTAGTGAGAGCCTGTACTATCGGAGCCATCTCAGCCTCTAACTGCGAAGCTGTTTCTGGATCCTTAAATAAAGGCTTGCCGGACATAAACGATTCTACGGCACGCTCATTATAATAGGCAACCGCAGATTGCTGCTGTTGCTGCTGTACGGCTGCCAGCTTCTCCTCTGCGATTCGCTCTGCCTCTTCCCTGGTTAGGTAGTTGCTTGGTTGCTGTTGAGGGTATCCATTCTCAGCTTGTGGCTGAATTCCGGTAGCCAAATCCTCAACGCTTAGACCATAAGACTCAAGCCATTCAATAGCCGTTGTCACAGGGTCAGTTTGCATAGCCTTATCCCAGGCAACCGACCGCTTGGCGATATCAGCTATAGAAATACCCTGTTTTGCATAGTCCTGCTCATACTGCCTTAGGGTATCAAAAAGTCCCGAAGTTTGAGCCTTTAGCTGCTCAACCTCTTGAATCTTTCGCTGATAATCAGAGCGTGTTTCGTAAGCTCTGCGATTGAGGTACTGCTGAAGAATATGAGCGTTTTCTGGGGTAGGATTGGTAAACGCCTCCTTTTCCAGCTTGTTCATATCGGATGGTGGAACCAGCGGAATGCGCTCAACTGGAGCAGCTTGCTCCTCAACTTGAACCTCTTCCTGAGCTTCTGGTTCTTCTTGAGCTTTTACCTGCATTTCAACTGCGGCTTGCTCCTCTTCCATGTTAAGGCTTTTCGCTAAAGCATCCCTCATTGAAGGTTGCTCAGATACTTCAGTATCCTCAACATCAGCGTTTGTTTCGTATCCTTCAGCAGTTTCTACGTCTACGTTATCCATTTACCCTTTCCCTCAGATTAGTCATAAACTTAGAGATAACTTCTCTCTCACGACCGGCACTCTCCTTTTCAGGGTCATAACCCCGTTCGTAAGCATCCCCAACTTCTATTACACCAGCAGCTTTGTAGGCTGCCCGTAGCTTGCTTTTGCTTGTGTAAATCTCTTTTGGATTGAGAGGATTGCGAGTCGGAGGCATTTCATCCTGTATAAACATGTGCCTCGCATTAGCATGGACTCGTACCATCACTTCCTCAACCGGAACTACTTTCTGTTGAACGTGACACCATTGATATAGTTTATGTTTATCGCTCATAGGTCATCCATTAGTAATGCCATTAAAAGCATTTTAATTCGTTTTTTACGCACTTCTCCGTGAACTTCATCTGGTTGTGCTTTTTGGTACATCTTTCTTTCAAGAATTGTACCTAATCTTATAGGGTTTACAGCTTCAGGAATTACAATATCCTCTTGTTGAGCTTTGAGTAATTGCGCTGCAATCGCTTCCTCTAGCTCTTGCTCCTCTTGCTTTTTACGATAAGAGCGGCGCTTTAATATGTCGCTTTTATCAATAATAGGTTGAGGCGGGACAACGCCGCCATATTGTTTAGGGTTTAATAATAGCAGCAAACTCATGCGGCTTTAATAATATAATTTACCACTAAGTATGGAGGATTCTGATCGCCGCTTGTCATAGTGGCGTTACCATCGACCCCTCCAGTAACAAGTCCTATCTTGCCCGTAATGCTAGGCGCTGCGAGCGTTCCGTCTGCTGTAGTGCCTGTTGGTGCGGTTGTAGTTAAACTACCTCCCCAAGCGCTATATCCTGTAACTGGGTTTGATACTGCTAAATCGGCACCTGTTCCCATTCCATGATAATGCGGCGGTACGGTATGATTATGATCAATAGCGCCACCTGTACCACCTAGTGAATTACCTGTTCCACTAGCTGCTTTACCGATTGGGAATCTTTGTCGTAAATCTGGAAGATTAAACGTAGTAGCACCATCTCCAATGCCATAGGCTGTTCCCATCGTGTTAAACAAAGAGGCGTATTGAGTGCGAGAAATAGCTGTTCCATCACATATTAGCCAATTTGCAGGAGCGGTATCGGTATACCACAACATGCCAGCGCCTATCGGTATTTCTGCGCCAAAAACAGGCATTACGTTAGCTCCGTAACTCTCATGCTTCCAGTAGGCGAAGCATCCCAAATTGCATCAATAGCTCCTGTATAAACTGGCGAAGGAAGCTCTAATGTTTGTCCTGGGGTTAGTTTATAAGAAAAGCTAGTTGCACTGGCTGTAGAACCTAATTTTACATAAGCGTTTTTATCGCTGTCATTGACCATAATAGCCATACGTCTATTAACATTACTGGCTAATATGCTTGTGCTTGTAGCGGCAGAAACTACGCTTGTTACTGAGGAGGTTGAATAAGTAGCTGCTACAACGGACGGCAACGTTAAAACATCAACGTCTCCAATGTTGTTTGTTCCAGCTGGTAACGCAGTTGAAATAGTTACTGCGCCAGTATTACAAGCTGTAACTTTTCCGTTAAGCGTAGAAAGAGTTGATTC